TGCGTCGGTATCAGTGATGGTGCGGGTCTGGAGACCGGCGACCAGCGTCTGGTTGAACGAGTCGAGGAACAGCTTGGCGCGGCCTGTGCTGACATGCTCGTCGTCGATGGACTGCGACAGGAACACCGTACCGTCTACCAGTGATGGGAGGTAGGTGTCGCTCAGCAGGTCGATCTCTTGGTTGATCGTGTAGTCGTCGGGGGCGACTGCATACTCAGTGACCAGCGAGACGCCGTCTGCCGGCGCAGGATAGAGGAAGTAGCTCGTCGGGTTACGGACGTGCCGGACGTAGTTCACTGGCTGCCCAGCGGGCGCTGAGCGCCAACCGGGATACGTCTGGTCGAGAGCGTTCTTGTCGACCTCAGTGATAACGTCTCCGCCCTCGACGTTGTACACCTCGACAAGACGGGTGGCCTTGGACGGTAGCCGCTGCACAACCGTGTTCGGCGTCGTGGCTACCGTCTCGAAGACCGTGAACAGATCAGGCCGGACCATAGCCATTCGCTTCAGTGCCTGATTGACAAACCCCAGCAGTACCGCGTCGGTGTAGCGATACGGAGTCCGGGTGTCCTGCACCAGTGGGCGAACTTGGGCTATGATCTCAGCAGGTGTCACTCAGGAAAACCTCGACTGGCTTCGGCTGCCAACTCGGGATCGGTATACACTGGTTGTGGCTGAATGTCAGTAGCCAGATCGAGACCGGGCTTGGCGACCTTGCGGCGCTTGGCGATACGTGTTTCGACCTCATCGTCGATGAACCGCTCAGGGTACGCAACCTGCTCCGGCACCACTTCGCAATTCGGATTGCGGGCCAGCATCTCGTTGTAATCATAGATGAAGCCGTCGGCCTTCACCCGGATGTACATCTTCTCACTCATCACTTCTTCCTCGCCTTGCCTGCTTCGCTCAACGCGATAGCAATTGCCTGTTTGCGCGACTTGACGACGGGGGCTTTCTTCGGACCCTTCGGGTCGATCCCGCCATGGAGAGTGCCGCGCTTAAACTCCCCCATTACCTTGGCGACTTTGTCCTTCGGCATGTCACTTCCTCTTACCCGATGGGGACACCGGCCACGATTTGCGGTCGGGGCTGGTCTTCTTGCCGGCCATCGCGCGCTTCTCGCTGGCGGTCATCTTAGCTGCGGCAGCGGCAGGTCGGCAAGCCGGGTACGCACGAGACGACTTCTCGGACCCGGATCGACCGCAGTCCTTGCCGGTCTTCACGTCGACCCACTTCTCACCGAACCACTTACCAAGGCCGCCCTTGCTCATTTCTTCACCCGGTTGTCCGGGCCTTTCCACCCGCCGCCGCGCTTCTTGTACTCCTTCGACGCCCACGCATTGGCATAGGCGCTGGGGTACACATCGAACTTCGACTTGGCCTCAGACTTGACCTTGGACCAGAGCGAAGGGTTGGTGGGTTTGGGACTGTCGGCCATTAGCACTTCCACGCTTTCAGGGACAACGCCTTGCGTGTCGGCCTGCCCTTCTCATCCTTCATCGGACCGGGCATCCCAGACATCCGGGCGCAAAAACTTTTGCGCCGCGCCGCATCTTTCTCATTTGTCGGGTTAGGGGCAGGCGGCTTGAGACCCGGCTTGCCGGGGTTCGCCTTGTTGTAGGACGCACGACCCTTGGCGTTCAGGCCGCCCTCTGGGTCCTTCCCTTCCTTGCGGGTCCATGCGGGGGACTTGGCCATTACGATACCGCCCCTTTCAGGATAGTGAACTGAATCACCGGGCTATCCGTCCCCGTCGCGGGGATAGTCGCGTTGTCGATATTCCCCACCGAGATGACGCATGATCCCGCTGCCGTCGAGACGACATGGACCTGATAGTATTTCCGCGTGGCAGCCGCGCAGCCGGACTTAATCCCGAGGATAAGGACGTCGTTTGCCCCAATCGCGCTGTTCGTCAGCGTGAACTCATCAGCATCATGGCCGCTGACCGTTCCCGCGAACAGAGTGATCTCACCGGTGATCTTGTTGAGTGTCACTCCGGTCGTCCGACTTGTCGCTTGAACGACAGAGCCGCCCGTACCAGCGGAGTACCCGATTGAAGTCGTAGCCTCGACGGTCGTACCCTTCACCGAGGCCGGCGTTGTCGCGCCAACGGTGGTACCGTCGATTGCACCTGCGTCGATGTCCACCTTGGTGATGTTCACCTCACCCGTGCCCTTGGGTGTGATGTTGATGTCGATGTTCGTGTCGGTGCCGTCCGCAGCAAGCGTGTTGCCGTTAAGGTTGCACCCTGCCGCAGCAGCACTTGTCGCAAACGTGACGGATTCGACCAGCGTCACACCTGTGAAGGAGCCGCTGAAGGTCACACCGGAGATCGCTCCGCCCGTGATGGCGACGTTGTTGGCTGCTTGCGTGGCGATGGTGCCGAGTCCGAGCGCAGTACGCGCTTGAGACTGATTGAGGAAGGTGATCTGGGAGAACGCGCCCGACATGGACTGCGTACCCAGCCTCAGCGTGGTCGCAACCCCAGTGCCGCTGTAGACCGTCTTCTCAGTTGCGGTCGGCCCGTCGCTGACATGCAGCAACTGGTCGAACGTCTCGTTGATCTTGGTCCCAGTCAGGTTCGTCGGCATATCTCACCCTTATCAGAAACGGGGGGCCGAAGCCCCCCATCCCCTTAGTTGCAGTCAGCCACGATGGCCCACACGCGCATCACCGCCACGTCGGCAGCGTTCACGGTGGTCACGTCGATGGTGTCAGCAGCACCGTAGTACTTGCCGAAGCCGAACGCCGGCGACAGCGTGTTCGGAGCGCCTTCAACCAGCGTCACCGTCGAGGACGAGTAGCCGGCCACGGTGTTAGCGTTCACGCCATCGAGGAAGCCGTCCGGGTCAGCGCCGTCACCGACGTCGATGGTCAGCGTGCCGCCTTCCGCCTTGGTCACGTCGACGCCGACATTCAGGACCTGCGACTTCGCCGGGATACGCAGGACTTCCAGCACGTCGCCGCTGGTCAGGGCGGTGGCACCGGCAGCCAGACGGGCGGCAGTGATGGCGGCGAAGTCGAGGGTGACTTCGAGCACAGTGACCTTGTGCAGACCGTTGTCAACGTAGGCAGCAGCAGTGCCCTTATTGAAGCCGAGGGAGTCAGTATAGGTAGCCATGATGAGAACCTTTCAGAAAGAAGTATGAGGGGGCCGAAGCCCCCTCACGATCAGGCGAGGGTGACGATGCCCTGAGCCAGAGCTTCCGGCTTCACGACCTGATAGCCGTACACCTGAAGACCACGGATGATGTCACCGAACGTGGTGGTCGACCGCAGGGTCTCCATGTTCGTCATCTGCGAGGCGAAGGTGAAGCCCATCTTGTGGCCAGCGATGATGCTGTACTTGCCACCGGCCTGAACCTGAAGGTTGTGGCTCATGTAGATGGTGAAGCGGTCGATCATGCCCAGACGACCGTTACGCAGGATCGACTGCGTGTCGCCGGCCAGCGAGGCATCCTTCAGTTCCGACTTCTTGATGAGACCAGCCATCTTGGCCGGGATCACGAGGAAGCGGTCCGACTCCGGGCAGTTCGCTTCGTCAAGCACAGTGCCCATGTCGACGATCAGGTCGGTCACGTTCACGGTTGACGAGGCACCATCCTTCGACACCGGCACCGGCGAAGCGGTGGTGCCGAGGTTGAAGTTGCCCGAGATGCGACCGGCAGCAGCGCCCTTGTTCAGAGCCGAGATGCCCGGCAGGATGTCGGTCAAGACGCGCTGGTCGATCTTGATCTTCATCTTCTCCGAGGCGTCCTTCGACCACAGGTCCATCATGTTGATGTCGGCCTGCACCTTGTCCACATCGTCTTCGACGCAAGCGAAGTACTCGCCCTTGTCGATCAGAAGCTGGAGCTTCGGCTTGTCGGGGTTCTCGACGGTCAGGGTCTGACCCTTCACGTACTCACGCAGCGTGATTTCCGGCGAGGTGCGGATGTTGACGGTGTCGCCGTACTGGCGGATTTCACCCTCGTAGTCGGTGTTCGAGATCGCCGCCAGCACAGTGGCGTCGTAGAAGTTCTCGATCAGCTTGCCCGACCAGATTTCCGGGATGAAGTTGCCCGAATAGTTCGGACGACCGGGAGCGTTGGGATACGACATGTTCTGAGTCCTTTATCAAGTGTTCACAGCAATGCGACCTTCCCGTTGAGCCGAGAAGATATCGCGTTCAATGCGCGCACGCTCCGTCTCGCGTCCCTTGTACTTACCCGTCCGAACGTCATCATAGAACTTCTTGATGTCCGTCGGTGAGTAGTTCTTAGACTGATTCCCCTGAGGGGCCGACACACTGCGTGAACGACCCGGAGTAACCTGCCTTTCAAGTTCCGACTGCGCCGGTGGCGTAGGCGTGTTCTGAGCAACAGCGGCTTGTCCAGAAGACTCAAGCCAAGTTCGGAAAAACGCGCTGACGCGGTATGCGTCGAGCGATTGCTGGGCGGCTTCGAGGAACGCCTGACGTGTGTTGCCGGTCATCGGATCGAGTTCCAGAAGCCAGTTCTGGAATCCGTCGTTGTTGTTGACCTCCTGCCAGTTCGGGACATACGTGCCCAAGTCAGACCAGAACTGCTGTTCCGCCGACACCTGCTGGCGCTGGGAGACCGCAGTGACCTGCGGCACGACCGTAGCCTGCATTTGTTGGAGGGCGTTCTCAAGCTGCCCAATGCGGGCCATCACCGGGCCGAGCACATCTTGGCTCACCCGACGCATGACGTCGATTGAATCC